TCAGGAATTACTGTGTACTTTAATCTGTAAGCTTCTTCAGGTGTACTAAAGGTTTCTTTAAAGTCCCAAGCTAAAGAAACTTTTAAAGAAGATGGACGTATTGGTTCGTATCCATCCGAAGAATTACCTGTAAAACCTTCTTCTGTTAGTCTTGCATATGTGACAATGTAGGGTGCGTTTTTCTTACGTGTTAAGTCACCCATAAAGTCATAACCTGTGACAGCAAAGGAAGAGTAGTTAGTGTCTTCCCAATCAAGAAAAGTCTTAGATGAAAAAGAACCCATAGTCAGTTTGTTTGTAGAGCCATCTCTTATAAGAAGGACAATTGCTGGATCACCACTGGTAAATGTAGACACTTGTGTTGATATAACATCATCTACATTTGTAGCTGTAGTAGCTACACCAGTACCTGAACCAGCCCCTGTTGCTGTAAATAAAACACCTACGGTATTTTCAGATGCACCTATAGCTGTAAAGTCTGTATTACCTACAGTTTTAATTATATAAACAGTGTCAGTTACAAAGCTTCCTGCGTTTACATCTGCACCTTCTACAGCAGTAAGAACATCATTTGCACCACTTGCAGAAAGAACATCTAACTCAAGCTCAGACGCACCAAAGCCAGAATAAAAAGCCATGCCTATAACACAAGAGGTGCTAGAGGCTTGGTCAGATACTTTCCAAGTAAAGAAAGCTTGTAAAGGTATGTCAAGTATTAAAAAATTATTTAATTTAGACTCTACAGTTTCATTTTTATCTGGGTAAGCCCAGTAGATACGTTTATTTATATTGTCATAGACAGCTTTTACTTTAAGTTTAACGTTAGCATCTATGTTATCCCAAAGTGTTTGAATAGTAGGTATCGTTAAGTTTTGTCCTTGTCCTTGTCCTGAGACAGGATCTGTAGATAAAGTATGTATACCAACCTTTGACCACCAAAAAGGGGTTCCTTCTGCTTCAACAAAAGTTTGAGAACTTAAGATACCTGTTCGTGTTACACGATTGACAGCAAAAGCATCAGCTTTAAAAACTCCGTCTACACCTGTGATTTGCCAAACACCGTTCTCCGCAAAGATAAATAAAGAATTTTGATATGCGTATAACTTTTGAATTTTAAAGGCATCTGGTATTTGTATCTCTCCCCCGTCTGTAGCTAAAAGAGTAGAAAGGTACTCAGAGGTAGGGTCATTAACTTGATGACACTTACCTAGGTCATCTGTAGTTTCGACTAGTTTAGAAAATAAAATAGTACCTGAGTGTTTAGCACTATCCAGTCCTGCATAAAATACTCTACCAGCAAAAGACTCAACACATCTAAAACGAGAAATTTCTACTTCTGTGTCTATAGTGGTGACTGAAAAGCCAGAGCCTGAAATAGCTGTTGATCTGTCTTTACTAAAAAAGTCTAGCTGATATCTACCTAAGCCTGAAAGAGAAGTACCAGCTCCTATCTTTTTCCACTCAGCTACATCAAATAATTCAGAAGAATCTTTACCTGAAAACCAAGGATGTGTTAAAGCTGGATAAGCATTAGAGGCTTGTGTTCTATAGTAAGTCAGAGAAGACCCTGTTCGTCCATTGTTAAGGTCAGCCCATCCAGAGTTTAAACTATCATATACACGTTTATCAAGAGCAGCACCAGATAAACCACTAGAACCTTCTACTAAGTAGTCTTCTGTGTCACCTAAGTATTCAAAGTCTCTAGTTTTAAAAGATATAGCTGTTGAAGTAAAAGTACCACTAGAGTATTCAATAACAATTGTATTAATAGCTGCTGACGAAACAACAAGATTACCTTTTATAGAAGTAAACTGACACTTAGCATTAGCTGCACCAACAGAACCTGCGTGTTGAAAAGGTATTAAGTCTACAGAATTAGTTTCTATTTGACCTGAGTGAGGTAAGTCTGCTTTATTATAAAAATAAAGAGTTGAAGCCTTTTGTACAACTAGGAACTCTTGGTCAATTACACCGTTAACATTTAACCATTCACCTGTTATAACAAAGTCTGGATCGTTTACTTCAAAAGAAGACAGAACATTACTGCTTTCTACAGCAACACCTAATCTTCTCCTACGTGTTCCATCTCTTCGAAGGTCACAGTTAGACTCGTCTACTGAAGCACCTTCAGGAAAGGTAAGTTCTGAAGCCTCAGTTATAAGGCCTTTGACAAAGTTGTTAACTGCTTTTTGGTTCAGGCTCTGAGGCATTTCTTACCTTTTTACGTCTTTCAAAATCTTCACTGAACTCATTACGAAGAACAGTTTTAGACTTGTTTTTATTTTTTAAATAGTTTTCAACAGAATCTTGAGCCTTTTTAATGGAGGAGTATCTTCCTGCTAATTCTTTAGGAACTGCCCCTTGCTCAAATCGTACAATAAAAAACGAGTAATTTCCTGGTTGTTTGTCTATAATAATATCAGATACCATTTTATCTGTCTTACAAATGCACTTCTGGTTAGGTGCATCCTCAATAAATTCAATCATTAATTTCTTCCGTAACTGTTTCTTATGTTATCTCTTTTACTTTTAAACTGATCATTTTGAACGTAAGACTTTAAACGTCTAGCTGCTTGTTCAACTTTAGGGTCTGAGCCACCTTTAAACAAAGAAAAGCAAGCTGATTTAGATTCAGCTAGCAGGAGAGGTAAAAGAGTGTTGTCAAGATCTGGCTCAAATGAGTCAGTTTGACTAAAGGTTGGATAAGTAGATCCTACAGCTCTTACTTTAGATGACTGTAAAGTAGTCTCTACAGCAGAGTCATAACTATTCATTATTAAATATTCATCATCAAATGATGTATAGTAAGACGGTGGTAGATCTGTTGAAACAAATATACTAATGTTTCCATCAATAGTTGCAACTAATTTAGCTGACTCATCCATCTTATCTAAAAAGGTTGTGGGATCAACAAAGTCTATAATACGAAAATCTTTATCTGATACAGTTCCTATATTATATTCTATACGTTCTATATTTTTTGTATTTGTAGGATAACTAAAGTGAGTAGGTCTATCTGTACTACTTAAAGCTGTAAGTGTCATAAGCTTATTATGCTCAGGTATCTCACGAGCAGAAATCATATTGTAATAGGTGTCTTCTACTATAGATCCTATTTGCTGTGCTTCTACAGTATCGCTTATAGAATTGACAGCTTCTGAGTCCATGTCGTTAAGAATAGACTGGACAATTTTTAAAAGAGTAGTTCTCATTATGAACGATCCAATGTGACCACAAAATTAAGTTTTCTTGCAGTGTGTGAATTACCATCAGTTTCAACAGTTATATAGCTATTTGCTGATACTGTGTTATTAGATGATGGACTTAAAGTATCAACATCACCTGCAGCTGAACCTGATTGAGTAATGGTTAGAGTTCCCATCGAGGCAGCTGAAGAATTTTTAACTGTTATAGTTGCGTCTGCATTTGATATTGCTCCCTCAAGCACTGTGACAACTTTACTTATTGTACCTGCAAAAGGAATAGGAACGTAAACAGTAGCTGCTGTTGAAACATCATCTATAGTTCCTGAAATTACTAAACCTAAAGCTGTCCAAGCTCCTGAATTAGATCCATCAGACACATAAACTTTATTTGCTGCAGCTGCATAAACCCCTTTAGGTTCATGTAAGTACGGATCTGTAAGTGTAGAGTGGTTTACGTTAGCCATTAAAAACTCCTAAAGCGTCTGCCAAGGTTAAAGTTATTATATATTAATTCGTGTATTTTGTCAAGAGAAAAGATGCCCCCGAAGGGGCACCCTTAAGTTTTACTTATGGTTCGATATATTCGATTACCAGTGTAGCTGCACCAGCAGTAAAGACTGCTGTACCGTAGTTAGCTTTAATATAAGCATCGGCTGCACCAACATTAATTGCACCAGCAACAAGAGCACCGTCACAAGCGACAGCTTTTGTTGTAGCATTAAGTGCTGACAAAGCAATAGTTGCATCAATACCATCGGCATCAATAGCTGAACCTGCTTGATTGTAAGCACCAATACCTAATGTAGCTGAACCGCCAGAAGTAAAGGCTGTTGTTACATTAAGTGTGGCTGCTTTAATGTATGACCCTGCTGGAATAAAAGGATCATGGTCATCAGGTGTCGCAGCAGAACTACCTAAAGCAGTTGCATCACCTATTTTTACAGTCAATGTTTTGATAGCTGATATGGCGTTTGTTCCTTCATCTTTAGCAACACCTGCCGCACCGTTAGTCAAAACTTGAAGACCGTCTGAGTTAGTGTAAGACATCAGTTATCCCCCTTATACGTTTGGATTGGTTGCAACAACAACCATGTTTTCAGGACGGTACAACTTAACACCATAACGAGCAGTTGTTACAAACTCGTGTCTTTGGAAGTCTTTGTTGTAGTCGTAGTCTACTTGAGGCATCTGTCTCCAAGCACCAACAAACGGATTAACCGTTGGAGCTGCTGAAAAGAACAAGTTAGCTTTACCGTTTGTAGAAGAGAAGTTGTTCGTTGTTGAACCATCTCTTTCAGGTAGAGCACTGTCTGTTACAGTAGCACAGTAGTTAGAACAGTATACATCGAAGCCATACACGTTTGCTACGAAACGCATACCTGTTGCTATACCATCACGTACTAAACCTTCAAACATAGGGTTATTAGAAACACCTACAATGTTAGTTAGAGTATTAATAGTAAACTCAACAGATGGGTCAACGACTGCCACCATCATTTGATCAGGAACATTAGCTTTTTTCAAAGCATAACGAGCATAAGCAAAGTCAGCTAGTTCTATTTTACCTGAGTTTCCACCAGACATACGGTGATATACGCTGTCGATAGCTTCTTGTGAGTTAGCTGTAATGCCAGACTCAGCTGCAGACATAGTTGTAGATTCGAAGTGTTCCATAATTGAACGTTCTTGCTCAGGAACAAAACGAGACATAAGTTCATTAGCATAGAAAGTATCTTGCTCTGCTTTCTTAGTCATATAAGTTGCAGATGACAAATACTTGTCAACACTAAATGTGAACTCACCTGTGTCAAGTGGTCTATAAGTTACAGCAGAATCTTCACTGTAGTTATCTACCTGTGCTTGACCAATTGAAGGAATGTGAAATGTGTTTCCATCTGGAAAGCCATCTAACATTCTTACGTAACGTTGCGCTTGCATTTCGTCACGTAGAATCTCTTTTAACTCAGATCCCCATACGTCGGTACGAGTTAAAAGAGAACTATTGCCAGTTGTCATAGACATTGGTTTTCTCCTATTTAATTACCAAATTTTTCACCTAATCGCAATTTGTCTTGAATCATTTGTTGTTGCACTTTAGGTGTATAGTAAAGGTTACGATTTTCCCGACGAAGGTTCTGATAGTAATTCCAGTTACGTTCTGTCGAGGATTGCAAATTTACCCCTTCTGTATTGATAGAGTTGTTAATTATGTTACTAAAACCACTGTCTTGCTTACTGTCTCCGAAAAGTGTTAAGAAAGCATTAGGTGATTCAGAAGCTAACTCCTCCATCTTACTTATAGACAAACCTATTTCACTAGATTTATCTTGTAGAACTTGACTAAGTTTTTCACCGAATCTATCTCTAAGTGTTTTTTCAACAGTCTTAATATTTTCTTCGGCTGACTTTTTAGTCTCCCTCTCAAGAAGGGTTTTCTCAACAAGGCTCTTCAGATTATCCTCGTTTAGAGAAGGTGGTGTGCCTTCCTCTTTAACGCCAGCAGTATTTTTTTCAGCCTCAAAGTCTTTCGCAGTGCTGGTGTCTGCGGCCTTGTCTTTGATTGCGTCGAGTACTTGAGCAGCATAATCGTTCTTACTTAAGTCTTCCCTAAGTTGTTTGTTCTGATCTTCTAGTTGGGATATGTAGGTATCAGCCTCAAGTTTACCCTTAGCTAGAGTTTCAGGATCACGCCAGTTCTCTCCTTTGGCTTGCACAAGTGTATCTACAAATGAGCTTTTGGTTTGTTCAGTTGTTTCTACTTGTTCTGTCTGAGGTTTTTCTTGGTTAGAATCTTGCTCAGTAAAAATGGACATGGGTTATTCCTTATCTAAGTTAATTAAGTCAAGCACTTGGTTAAGTGCTCGGTTGTATCCTATTCTGTCAGCTTGCTTATAGGCCCAAGAAGGACTGTCATAGTCAGCTGAAGATGGAGTTTCCTTGAGCAAAGGCTCTAGGATTTCTTTGAGACGGTCAAGACTTGCTCGGTTAGCAATGACCGTTTGACGAATTTTATCTTTATCTTCTTTCGTCTTACATTCTTTAAACCAGGAAGTTTTCATTATTTCTTTTTAGGTTTCATCGGCTTCTTAGTTTTATTTTTGTATTCTTTAACTTTTCCTTTTTTATAAGGCATATTAAATTCCTTTTTCTATTGCAATTTGCTGTTCTTCCTCGAACTGTACTTGAGCTTCAGTTGCTACCTTTTGTGTTTGAACCTGTTCAACTACAGTTATATTTTCACCAAAGAGAGCTGGTTCACCTAACTCATCTGCCATTAAACGAGCAAACTCTTTACCTGACAAGTGTGCTGACATAGTTGGGTCAGCTAACTTTAACTGGTATAGTTGAGTAAGGTTTTGTACTCTTTGTGCTCTTTCAGAGAAATGACGAGCACCTATAGGTACAATTCTTCCGTTAGCTTTAATGTCCTCTTTAGTGATCTGTTCAAAGAAATATAGACCTGTGTCATCATTTAGTACACGAATAGTGTCAGCATAGTCCATGTTTCTACGTGCAGCTTCAAGCATAGAATTTAAAATTGGTTCTAAGAATATTCTTTCAAAGTGTGCTGTTTTATGTTGAAAGATTCTACCTGCTGCTGTCATAAGTTGCTGTACTTCAAAAGCTGTTTTTTCTCCTGCGGTACGAATACCCATAGCTTCACGAGGAGCACCAGCTAACATTTCCATTTTATTCTCTAGGTTTTGAATCTGAAAGTCAGCGTTAAGTGCTGTAGCATCAGGTGCTAAATAACCTACGTCACCTTCTTCACCCATGTATATACGAGTAGCAGGAGCAAAATCAAAGTCTTCTACGTCACCTCTAATTTTAATAATTGGGTAAGCTATCTGATCGAACACATCAGCTTTAAGATTCTCTAGGTGATCAATGCGATACTGCATACCTACAAGATTATCTAGTGGACCCATTGCATATAGGTTGTCAGGACGTTCTCTCCATCCTGCATGGAAAATAGGAGCTTTACCTAACCAGTTAGGATTCTGCTCGTTTAACAAAACATAGGATCTGTCTACTACAGATATAGTACGGTTCTTATGGAAGGTTTCATTTTCACTATCATAGATGTCACCATAGAATGTAAGTATCTCTACATAGTTTGACTCATAGTATTCATTTAAAGTTGAGAATCCATCCGCAATAAAGGCCTGTGATTTACTTACATCTATATCAACCCCTGAAGTAGATGACCTATTGTGCATCATTTTATCCAGCAATTTTTTCATGTAACTATTGTCTACAGTTTCTTCTATCTTACGAGAGACTTCCCCTAGTGTCATAACTGTACGTACAATCTTAGGGCTGTCCTCAAAAGATGGAGCCATAGGATTAAAACAAATATCAAAAGGACTAATCCTAACTAACTTAGGTCCTACATAGTTTACAGAGAGTTCTCCGTCCTCGTATCTAGTGTAGTCTTTTGAAAAGTCTACCGTTGCAAAACAATTCCCATACTGGATAAAGTCACTTATCAAACGACTGACAGTATTCTCAAAGTCTGACTGTCTAATTTTATTATTCATATAAGATTGAATAACATCTCGTTTAGCTTTAGTGTTTGAGTCTTTGTCGTATGCCTCAAAACGAAACCATTGTTTCTGAGGGAACAAAGTTGCAAAATAGTTAGCATGTAAGTTATCAGCAATTTGTGTTAACTTAGGTGTAGTGGTACTATTAGTCCAAGGTAATTTACTATTTGAAGTTGTTCGAGTATCTGTTGCATACAAATAATTTCGAAGTTCTTTCCATTCATCAATTTTACTTTGACGAGCATTATTCCAATTAGTCCATCTTTCTGTAATCTCAGAAGCTAAAGCATGGGGTTCAATAAGCTTGTCTATATCAATAGTTGTTCCAGCCATTAGAAGGAAACTCCTCCGAATTTTTTATTAAATTGTACTACGTTATTGCTATAACGTCTAATTCTACGAGCAGGTTTAACTGCCATGTCTACAACTGAAGCTAACGCATCAATTACGTCATCGTGCGCAGGGTTACGAGATGACAGTTCTTCTTCTAGTATTTGAGTGTTGCCTCCACGGTAATGCCATATACTCATATTGTCATACCTTGGTTCAAGGATAGAGGATATACGTTCTTGTTTATTACCCTGGCTTTTATTTGGTCTGTATTCATTAATGCTAATAGATAGTCCATGTTGTTTAATCAACTCTTTTAATTGTTTAACGATAGCCATTTGAGCTACTGTTGTTTCAGCCCTTAGTTTTCTAAAGGACCACTTATTAGACAAGTGTAGGATATGTTCAAAGTAATCAGATATACGGTCAGTTCTAAATCTATCTATGTCTAATACATATATGTTATTATCTGAATCTATTCCTACTATAACGATAGCTGTGTAGTCAGCTTTTTTATTTAAACTAAAGGCAAAGTCAACAGCACCAAAAACATTTAATTTCTTTTCTTTATAGAACCAGTGACCATTATCATCACGTATATGTTTTCTTTCAAAGTACTGAAACTTATCTGAACCTACAGGTACATTATCTGGATCGGTAGGATCACTATAGTACTGTGCTCTAAACTGTCCTTTATCTAAATACTGTCCTCTTTTCTTGGCTAAGATTTTTATATCGAATCCGAACCACTTGCCGTCTTTACGTTGTTGACGAGGCCATAAAAATTGACCTGTACCATCTCCTCTGTCTTCTACTGGTCTTTCAAAGATTTCATAAATATTTTCTTCACCGATCTTTTCTCCATCTTTTGTATAAATGTCCTCTGTCATTTGAAGAAGATCATTGTAAAGATCAGAAGGATGATACCTCGTTCCTACGACCCACTCTTTAGCTTCAGCCCCTTCAATAGACGAGAGAAGAGAGTACTGACTTTTGACTTTATTACGTCCTTCGCCAGTGTAAGCATTCTCGTACACAACGACATCATCCAAGACAGCAATGTCACAATGAAGCCCAGTAAGCGACGTGGTAAGCCCACCAGTGAAGATAGAAGGGTCCCTAACATTTTCTTTTTTCCTTAATGGGTGATCTAACATAATCTCTGAGTTAGTCCAACGTGTTCTCTTGCCTTCATCATGGTTGACATGTTCAGGCCAGTATCGTCGGTAAATATCAGAAGTAATGATCCCCTTTATAAATCCTAATTGTTTTTCAGCTAGGTTAGCTGTAGCTGATATATATAGTATCCTAAGTGTAGGATCTTTGGTTAACTCCCAGGCTACACGAAAAGCTACTAATCGAGACTTACCGTGATCCCTAGGAAAGAGTAGAAGCTGGTGGCTTTTAGCCTCTGGGTTTATCCACCAATTACAGACATCCTCGTGACACTGACCTAGCATTTGCTCAGGAGCTATTAACTTAATAAAGGTAACTAGGTCACTTTCAGCGGCTGTCTTAATGTGTTCTAAAGTTGCCATTTAATATTTATAATCCACAAACTAAACGCCACTTCCATGATCCATTTGTAATTACAGCAATAGTACCGTCAGTTTTATGTCTAATTATAATACCAGATGAGCCAATTCCTACCTCTGCTGTTGTAGTTGTAACATCCTGGATAAAAAAATTGTAGTGACTTCTACTAAAAGCAGAAGATACAATAGCAATGTTTCCGATAGAATATCCATGTTCTGCTGTTGTACACTCAAATTCTATATGAAAAAAGTTAGGTATATCCCCTAAATTATGCGTAATAGAATATTCAGCAGCTGCTGTAATGCTTTGATCACTACTTTTAAAACGAGAAGTTTTACTATCAATGTAAGCTTTGACTGATTGCTGGGATGCTATAGCTGTGGCTGAGTCAGACGCCATGTTGTCTTCATCTTTAAAGTCTAAGACGGAGGCAGCTGTAGCTGACGAAAAGTATGGGATCTTATTGGTAGCTTGTGTTAAACCAGCAAGGTCTGTAAGGATATCATTAGAAGCTTGCTTGCCATCTATTTGAGCTTGAATATTAGAAGTAACATCTGTTGTATAATTTATTTCTGCTGCTGTTGCAGATAAACCTAAGTTAGCTAGAGCTGTTGATGCACTCGCTACGTCAGACAAATTGTTAGAAGACACTAGATCACCTGAGCCTGAGCCTGAGTCACCTTTTGATGCAAATAAAGCCCATTTTTCTGCTGCTAAATCTAAAGGAAAAAACCCTCCTGTATGATCTATAAGACAAATATAAGCATTTCCATTAGCTGTAACTATATTATTTACATAGTAGCTTGTGCCATGTACCCAACCTCCAATAAAAGTTAAAGTACTGGCTAAACTTACAACTTTACTCCCACCTAAAATTAACTCATCTGTAGTTACAGATTTAGCATTTGTAATGTCATTTGAGTTTATATCTAAATCGGATGACAAAGAATTAGGAGTACTACCATCTAACGACAAAGTATTATCAAAGGCGTCTCTTAAAGCTAAGAAGTTATTATTCAAAAGTGTTGTAGATGAATAACCTGTTGTGATAAAAGATATAGTTGGTTTTTTAGCCACTACTTTACGTCCTTGTTATTAAGAATATGTTATTCGTCTTCTTTTAAATCTACTTCTTCTAAAAGTTTAGACATAACATTCTCTCTTCCTAGTTGCATTTGCTCTACTTGAAATACTAAATTATTAATTTTTCTGTCTAAGTCAGTTGCGTGTTGAAGGAGTCTTTGTGCTTTTTCACTCATGTCTTCTAAGAAGTATTCTTTATCGTCTATAGTAACTGAGGTTTTATTTTTTTTGTCAGTCATTTTAGTTCCTTTTAGTTGTTAAATTATTCCCAAGGCACTCCTGTACCTTCAGTTGGATTTTTCTGCTTTTCTATTTCTGAAGCTATTAATGCCTCAACATCAGATTGCGATATGTGTTCCCATACCCACCCTTGTGCTGTCTCTTCAGTAACATCTTCATAAGCTACAAAGTCAGCATCAGTTGAATCAAATGTTAAACTTGCTGTACCATAATTTGAAGATGAGTGATCACCGTCAACGCCTGTACAACGCCAGTGAATAATTTTAATACCGCCTGTTGCGATTTCTCTTTCGCAATTCGGTATAGTCCAGGTGTATGTAATTGCCATCTTATGTCTCCTGTGCTGCTAAGTGTGCCGCATAAGCTGTCTTAACGGCATCTGTATGTACTGATGCACAAATGGCTTGTACTTCAGTGCTTTCGTTTGCAAGATCATCTGTTGAGATATCTGGTGCTACAACATGACGTGAAAAGGATCGACTAATCTCTGTGCCGTCACGCTTAATAACTGTGGCAGTGCGTACTTGCACATGCTTGTAGTCACCTACGATTTCTATTTTATCTTGTATTGTTTCTTCTGTTAGTGCCATATTGACCTCCTTTGTTTATCGTGGCGTTATTACCACCTGTCTGTGCCTAGAATCCACTAGGCTTATGGTTGTTATGTAAAGTATGTTGCAGTGAAATACAGATAATTATAAGCAGTTCCTGCGTTACTTAAA